GTGACGCTGTCCCGCGCCCTGGAGCTCTACTGGCAGTTCGCCGAAGAGGACACGCTCGACAAGAGCGCCGATCAGGTGCGCCGCTGGCGCAACCCCCGCATCAAAGCGTTCCGCAACCTGATCTCCGTTGTCGGTGATCGCCCCCTGACCGATCTCACCCGTGAGGACATGCTGGCCTTCCGCGATTGGTGGATCGAACGGGTCAAATCAGGTCAGGTACAGAAGCAATCCGCGAATAAAGACTTCACCTATGTGTCGGCAGTCCTTCGGCGCGTGAACGATATGATGCGGCTGGGCCTTGATTTGCCGCTGGATCGCTTAGCGTTCCGCTCTGCTGAAAAGAACCGCAGGCCTGCGTTCTCGACCAGCTGGATCACAGACAGGATCTTGGCGCCGGGCGCGCTGGACGGCCTGAACCTCGAAGCCCGGTGTATCCTGCTCGGGATGGTAAACACCGGCTACCGGCTGGGCGAGGCCGAGGCCCTGACGCGCGATCAAATCCGGCTGGATCATGACGTCCCTCATATCTCGATCGAGCCGGTTGAGCGGCAGCTGAAAACCAGACATTCGGTTCGTATTGTCCCGCTGGCCGGTGTCAGCCTTGAAGCGTTCCGATCCTGCCCTGACGGCTTTCCAAGATACCGGCAGGGTGCTGGTGTCTCAAACCTGCTGACGAAGTATTTGCGGAACAACAAGTTGCTAGAAACACCGGAGCATTCGACCTACTCCCTGCGGCATAGTTTTGAGGACCGCTTGCTCGCCGCCGGAGTCGACAACCGGATCCGCTCGGATCTCATGGGGCATGCGTTCAGTCGGCAGAAGTATGGAGCGGGCGCGAGCATTGAGCAGATGTTCGAAGCGATCAAATTGATCTCGTTATGAGCAACAGAGAGGGCGCGACACTACGTGGCAAGAAAGCGCCGATCTTTCGTCATTACGTGATTTTTAATGACAGATTCACCAGAACGTGCGACGCTAAATTGCGTGGGAAACGCCGGATAAACTCATGTTGAGGCGCTGCAAGCAGCCTTGGCGGTTATAGGTACGGTTGTCCTTTGGATGATAGCCTGTCTGGCCTGTAGCAACTTGGGTCCGGGGCCCACGCTCCTTAAAACTGATATCCGTAATGGGTAAATATCAATTTCTGATTGTCAGTTAATTCAGCTTTTTTCACTGACGACGGTTGCAAGACTAAGCCGTAGTCGGCGATCCGTGAACCTTCACGAGCCATTCTCTGCTGAAGGGCTTGAGCTGGTTCGGTCGTCCATCTAGGGCCGCGCGCGTCTGCCGCTTGATAGAATGCGCTTGCGACAATATCAGCCAATTGTAGACCTGCAACTTCATAGTGAGGCGAGTGGTTCACAAGCCCATATCTGAGCACCTCGTAGCAAATTTCTCTTTTGTTTAAGAATGTTGATCGGCCTGCTGCCTGATTTTTCAAGACCTCCCAATAAGCTTTAGTCTGTCCATATGAGTGCCCACCACGAGTGCTGAATATAACTCGAACGCATCTAGGTTCATTAAATTTTTTCACGCTGTCACGCTTACAATAATCAGTAGCGCGCTCCATAAGTAAGCGAACGCAGTAGTTATAAAACCACTGTGTCGACCCCCGTGCCTCGGCTTTATAATTTCGGTGACCGCGCATGTTCTTCTTATTTGAAGCGACCACGAACAGCCTACAGGGATACTCCGCAAGCAGTTCACAAGCCCGCCGTCGCTTGGTCGGGGACAGTTTGCGATAGTGTAACGCCGGTCCTTGAACCGCATTTATATTACTGCGGATGTCTTTAATCCACTGAATTGTAGAAAGCTCGTACTCCGCTCTAACAAGAACTGCGCCTATGCAAAGCCATTCACTGCTACCGTTCTCGTCGATCGGCTTCACTTTCCGAAGGCCGTCGTCTCCGGCCTCATCAATATATAAAACGTACTCATAACTGTCGGAACGCTGGTGCATATCCCATGAAGAGATCTGTCTTACCACAGAGTCAATGCGTTAATGACCCAGTTGTGGTCGGCCCGTGTACTCGACACGAATTAGGGTGCCATTAACGATTGCGCAGCCTTCGCTCTCACCCGCGCCATCACATCACCATTCTGCTCCGCCTCCACACCGTCAATAATCGCCTCCAGCCGCTGAAAGATCGGCGCCCAGGCCGTCATGCGCTGTTCATCTTCGACCATCCAGCCAGCTAGCTTTTCAAGCCGTTGCCGCAGTTCTGCCGCCGGGATCTTGCGGGGGTTTCGATGGCGACGGTTCATTGAGGGAACGCCTCGCGCATGATCCCGGAGGTCACGCATCCGATCAGAACGTTGATGTCAGCAGTGTCGATCATGGCGGGTTCCGGTGATCAGAAAAAAGGCCGACGGGACGCAGGGAGGAGGTCGTCCCGCCGGAGTGAACCGGCGCCGGGAGGAGAGTGGCGCCGGTGTACTTGTGTCAGTCCGTTGACATCACATGATCTGCGCCGGGGCTGTCGGGCTCTGTCAGGATCTGCAGAGGCGTTAGATCGCTGTGGAAAACAGTCGCGGTGTAGAGCACCACCAGAACCACGAGCATGATGCCTGTGGCGCAGAGACCGGCGGCGACCAGTGCGATGCTGTCCCGAAGGTCCTCGAGGCTGGCCTGCCGACTGATATCGACGGCCCAATCATCGGCCATGGGTATGCCTCCTCACAAAGTCGGAGAACGTCTCGGCGCGAGCGATGCAGGCGTTGGCTATTTCGAGGTCCTCGTCGGTCTGCGCCCGCTCTTTCATGAGGTGCGCGTAGCAGAGCGGAACATACGCCATGTGCGGACGCTCATTACCCTCGCATGCGAGCAGGATGTTTGTGAATGCAGCCTGATAGGTCGGGCGATCACCATCGTCCGGCAGCTGATCTAGCACCCGGATCATGCTAGCCGCGATCGTCTGCGCGAGAACTTCAGGGGGCATGAACTCGCGGGGGGCAGCCGTCAGCATGCGGCCCTCCCGCTATGAGATGGCGCTGGCTTGATCGTAAGCGGTCCGGTCGCGAGAACGCCGTGCTGGCGCTGTAAGGCGCTGCGAATGGCCACGCTCAAGCGGCAATGCGGGGTGGCCTTGTCGAGTAGGATCACCAGCTCACCGGGCTTCCCGGTGGGTGTGCGGTATCGGGCAGCGTAGCGCCCGAGATGGGTGACGGGGTTCATTGGTCGCCCTCTACAGCGGAGCGGGCCACCAGACAGAAGTTCCAGTCCTCACCACGCGCACGGGCGCGTTTCTCCAGCGTCTCGGCCTGAGATCGGCTGCCGCCCCAAGCGTAGGCGCTGTTGCCGGTCAGGCCCTCCCCGCTCAGATGGAGAAACTTCCCGGTGATGCGATCGATGAGCCGATAGGTTTTCGGCGTTCCAAGGTGGAAAGGAACGCCGCTGTGGCGCGGACGCACGGGCGGCAATGCGGTATGATCAAAATCCATGACTGTGCTCCCAACTGAACCCCGCGATCTGCCTGAGGCGTCTTCGGCGAGTCCTTGTTTGGTAATGACCGTTTTGGTCACTGTCAACTCAGATAGTTACCATTTTGGTCATTATGGATCCCGTGTATCGATTGAATTTGGCGCCATCCGAGGCGGTTCCACTGGCGTTCGGTGATCGGCGCGACGGCAGACCGATTTGACTGATTTCCGCCAGAGACTAAGTGAATCGTTGGGATTGAACCCGGAGGTACAAATGCTTCTCAGGCTATTAGCGTTCGCATGTTTGGCTGCTGGTGTCGTCTTCGCGATCGCAGCCTTCGTCACGGAATTCTCACCAATTATGCTTGGCTTGGCCGTGCAGGGAGTGCTGGGATATGCGGTGCTGTCGGCACTTGGCGAGATTGTGGATCACCTTGAGAGCATAGCAAAACACACCCATGAGGCAGCGCAAAACACAAAACGGGATCAATCCAGGTAGAACTCATTCGCCGCCACCCCCCCTAGGACACCCCACGTCACGGGGTCCCGCAAGGGTTGACCTAGGTCGGTAAAAATGTTCCATGTTTGTCCATCTTCTCGAGTGGTGCAAGCTATGGATTCTGACCAAAAATGCGGTTTGTTATATGAGTGCGCCATTGAAGCCGCCGAGACCGGAGCCAGCGTAGATCAGCTCTTCTTCGACAGGATTTCGCGCATGCCGTCCGCCATATCGACGGGCAGTTTGTCCCATCTTCCCAGCATCAGGAAATCCAGAGTCACGCCGAACCTTGAGACCAATAATGCAGCTACGGTGTCAGAGACCGGCCTGCGTCCGCGCTCAAACCGAGACCAGTAGGTTCTCGGTATATCCAGTGAATCCGCCATCTCAGACGGTGACTTTCCTAGGTACTCCCGTAAGAGGCCCAATCTGAACCCGATCCGTTCCGGCGCCATCTCTGCGCGCAGGTCAGCGGGTAGGTTATTTTCAACCTGCGTTTCCATAGTTCCTTATCCGCTGTGACCGTTTTGGTCGCAATTTCCGATTTGGATGCTTGACCAATGACCATTTAGGTCATTATTTGGGGTCATGTGCAAAGTGACAGAAATATTGGATAGATGGCCCTCGAGAAGAGAATTGCACACTGACGTTCTGCACACTGATCCCGATCTATCGATCGTCGCAGTTCATCGTTGGCACTCGAGGGGTGCTGTTCCGGCCAAATATTGGAAGAGCTTGATCGACGGAGCGAAAGCACGAGGCATCGGAGTAAGCGCCGATGATTTAGCGTCCGCGCATGATGTGCGCTGCCGGGATACGCACTCATGACCAACCGTCCGGCACCCTCGCATCCTCTCGTCAGCAAAGAAATTGCGAAGTTCGACGCCGCCGCCAAGGCATCCGCCAGGCGCTTTGACGCGGCAATGTTGGAGTTCACAAGGCATCGCGCACCCGCGCCTCAAAGTCATCTGCCCAGTCGATTAGCGCTGAGTGTCCCGGTAGCAGGTCGCCGTCGTTCGGGTCGTATGCTTCGGCGGATTGCCGAATGGCTTCGGAGAGCGCTGCGATGATCAATTCCGGCTCGTCAAACTTCCTTGCACGCTGCGCGGTAAGGAACACTACCAGGTCAGTGAGCGCGTGCACCTTAGCTTCGAGCGCGGTGGTGCGCACATTGGCGACGCGCTTTTCGACTTCGTTCAAATCCATTCTGTTTGCTCCTGTCCGACCTCACAGCTGGGTGGCGCGTGATGTTGTTTGACCATCTTAACCCAGTTCCCTCAGACAAATCTTGTCCAGAGATCGCGCGAAACCCCATGCCTGTTGAAACGGATCAGACAGATTTGTCTGTTGGCCGTGCACCTTGGGTAGATTGGGAATCGTGGCTTTGTCTATTCAATCATTCCGGCAACGCCACCACCTTTGCGTCGCTGGCGCGCCGCTTCAATCCGACCAGGCAACTCGAAGGTGTAGATCAGGAAAAGAGTGGTGAAGTCCCGCAGCGCAGAGGCTTCTTCGTTTGTCACGTCGTCGACGTCGTGGACGGCCTCGTTTCGCAGATAGCGAATTTCGTGTGCAAGTTCGACGAGGGAAGGCGGCAAGCTGTTATTTTCCGCCAGCTTGTCGATACGCTTCTGAAGGGTTCCTTTGCCCTCCGGATCGATAGTTTTCAGGGCCCGCTCCAGTGTGCGTCCATAGCTGACCGCGGCGCTGGTGGGTTTGTCGAGTTGTGCAAAGATCGCTTCGGCTTCCCGCAGTGCGCTTTGCACCTTCTGCGGAAGGTGATCCACAATCCGTGGTTCGGGCAGCGATGGATGAATCTCATCAAGTCTAGATTCCTTAATCAGCTTTGCGGCGTTTTCGGGATCTTCGAGGAGCTTAGCCGCTTTGCCGTCGGGGTCGTCGAAGTATTTGGCAAACTTATACCGCGCGACAACACCATTGCGGCATGCGTTGCATGTCAGGAATGCCCAAAAAGCATACGTATCGACTGCGTAAGCCCCTCGCGGGGTAGCGGCGACTCTCTCTCTTCCACAATGCGGGCAGTGAATGGCGGGCTGGTACATGACTGAACTCTTTCGCTCACGGCTTAGTGTTATGTTTTCCCAATATCAGGACGAGACCAGCCTGTCCCGCGCGATGCTCGAATGTGCGCTCGCGTTGAATGATCGCGAGCGCGATCAATTCCTTGCTGAACTGATCCACGAGGTCTGCTGTCAGCGTCTGACGATCCGGAACATGCGTAGGCAAGCTGCAACGTCGTTGCCTCCTTTAAATATCGGAGGGATCATTTGATGCGGGCACAATTTGGATCATTTGGCGGCGAGTCTGCGCGCGGCGTGATATCCACAAACCCCATGCCTGTTGAAACGGACCAGACAGATCTGTCTGTGAGCCCGTCTGACCTGCAGGAGGTCGCCCGGCTGCGATTCGCCAACATGCTGCGCGCGTTGTTCCCGGAGGCGTCCGATGCCGAGGTCGCGCGGGCCTGTGCTGCGTATCTCGGATGCTCTCCCAAGACCGTCGAGCGCTGGCTGGCACTGGAAACCGGGGCGCCGTTCGAGGCGGTGTTCGCGCTGGGGTGCCGGTTTGGGGTGTTCCGCACCGCCGAGCTGCTGACGCTCGGGCAAAGCCGCCACTCGGTTATGGCGCTGATCGGCAGGAGGGTGTTCCGTGCTCGACGGTAGCGACTTCACCTGGGTGCTCTATTCAGACGTCTCCGATGTGGCGGCTGATGTACTGGTGTCGCGCGGGCGCCTGTGGGTGCTTAACACGCTCCTGCACTTCGCGGGCGGGTTCATCGGGATGATCCTGTCCTTCGGCTTTCCGGTTCTCGTGCGCCCGATGCTGGTGCTTCTGGGCGGCTACGCGGTGCTGCAGATCGTCCAGCTCGTGTACTCGCCCGGTGATATCTGGGTGCTGGTCTCTGACAGTTTTGTCGATCTCCTCGCCCCGCTCTTTGGCATGGCGAGCGCGTGGTCGATCATGATGATGGAGGCGCGGCGCGATGCGTGACCTTCCAGATCCGACCTCCCCGGCAGATCCGGATTGGGTCCGGTACGGCCTGCATCCGGACAACACGCCGGATTGTGTCTGCCCCCAAAAAAGTCGCCGCCATGGGTAAGCGCAGCGCATACCCGCGGCGCAGGCTTGACTGCTATGACACGCCGCCCGAGGCTGTGGCCCCGCTGATCGGCCATCTTGCGCCCGGTGTGCGCTATTGGGAGCCCTGTGCGGGCTCTGGCGCGCTTCTTACTGCTCTGGCAGGGCATGCGATGTGCGTGGGTGCAACTGACATCGAACCGCGTAGCCGTCTTGTGCGTCGCGCGGCGGCGGAGGCGCTGACGGCGCGGCGGATTGCCAAGGCAGGCGCGGAAAGGTTTATCACGAACCCGCCCTACCCCTCGAACGGCTCCAAGGGCGAGCCCACCCTCGGCCTGATCCGCCATCTGGCTGCGATCCGGCCCACATGGATGTTGCTGCCATTCGATTTCACGGCGAACCAGTATTTCGCCAGCGTGGCGTCGATCTGCGTCAAGATCCTGCCGATCGGTCGCGTCTCATGGATGTTCAATGGCGATGGCGGGAAAGAGAACTCCGCCTGGGTACTGTTTGATGCGGCTCATGTCGGGCCGACTCGGTTCTTCGCAAACACCCCGTCAGTCCGGAGGATCGCCGCATGAAACGTCAGAAGACCGCTCAGGAGATCCTCGCTGAACGTGTGCTCGTCGCTGTTTGTGGCCATCTTTGCCTCGAGACGATCCGCAATGAGAACTTCGTCATGTGGCTCGGTGTCCTTGAAAAGGTAGCCCCGCATTGTGCGCGGAGTGATGCAGCGCTCGCGCCACTCCGGTGCGCGGCCAATAACCTGCTGCGCGCACGCCCTGGAAAGGCACGCGATACCGCCCTGTGTCAGCTTCGGTTTCAGGTGGCTCACTACTTCGCCGCCATGGCTGCGAAGCGCCTCGAAGAATGGACTGGCGGAGGGCGGAGCTGATGACACACGCAGATGACCCCCGGCTTGTCGAGGCCAAGGCGATCCCCATGGCCAATGTGGTCGATCGTCTTGGCATCGTTGGGCTGAAGCGCCAGTCGGGGGAATTGATCGGGCCGTGTCCGCTCTGTGGCGGGCGGGATCGCTTCGGGATCAATCTGCGGACCGGTGCCTTCCTGTGCCGCAAATGCGACCTGCGCGGCGGCGATCAGATTGCCCTCGTGCGTGGTGTTCAGGGTGTGGACTTCAAAGCGGCGCTCACATGGCTTTGCGGGAATGCCCCGGCGGAGATCGATGAGGCCGAACGGGCCCGCCGTCGCCGCAAGGCCGCAGAGGCAGAACGAAAGCAGCGGGAAGCGCAGGAGCGCTACCGGCGCAAGGCGATCAGCGACGCGCGCACCATCTGGTCAAAGGCGAGGCCCGGTCATCTTGGGGTCGTTCGCGCCTACCTGCAGTCGCGCGGGTTCACGGAGCAGCTCTTGCCGGAGATCCCGACGGCTCTGCGATTCATCGTGGAACATCCCTATGTGAAGAAGATTGGCCGGGAGCTTGTGACCGTTCATCGGGGGCCGTGCATGATTGCCGGCATCCTCAATCCTGCGGGCGAGTTGACTGCCGTTCATCAGACATGGGTCGATCGGGACCCGCCACATAGCAAGGCCCGCATCCAGTTCGAGGGCGAGGACATGCCCGCGAAGCTTGTACGCGGCTCGAAAAAGGCCGGCGCGATCCGACTGTCGACCCCGCCCGGATCTGAGGCCCTCGTGATGGGCGAAGGGATTGAGACCACGCTGACCGCGATGGTCGTGGGTCATTACCCGAACGCAGCCTACTGGGCCGGTGTGGATCTTGGGAACATGGCCGGGCGCATGAAAAAGGTCGAGGGCCGCCGATACTCTGGCCTGCCGGATATGAGCGACCGGGACGCATTTGTCCCGCCAGATTGGGTCAAGCGTCTTGTTTTCATCATGGATGGCGACAGCGATCCCGTCATGACCCGCGCGAAGCTCGACTGCGGATTGCGGCGCGCGATGGCCGTGCGTCCCGGATTGAAGGCTCAGATCATACACGCGGGTGCCGGTGTCGATCTGAACGATTTGCTGATGGGGAAAGCCGATGGATGATGATCTGGATCGCGTCCGGGCAACGTTCGAAGGCGCCGAAGATGTCGCGCCAGCAGAGGGATTTCCCAGCGATGCCCCCGGAGACACCGGAGGCAATGATGGCGCGCCGCCCCGCACCCCTGATCTGCCCATGCCGGAAATGGATGGGGCTAAGCTGACGCAGAACGATACCGGCAATGCCCTGCGCTTCGCGCTCTATTGCGGCGCTGATGTGCTCTACGTGCCGCGCGTTGGCTGGCATGTCTGGGACGGCCGGCGGTGGAAGCTTGATCCGGATGGAATCGCGGTCCGACGGCATGCTCAGACGATCCATGAGTGGATCGAAAAGGAAATCCTGCACGTTCAGCTCAGTTCATCTGAGCAGGCCCGGGTCGATCGTCTGGAGGCCATCAAGAATGAATTGGTCGATTTCGACAGGATACATGCCGCGCGATCCGAAGATGAACGCTCGGAGAAGCGGAAAGACCTGTTGTCGGAGCGCGACAAGCTGACCGCAGAACTCTGGGGGCGCGGCTCGACCCGACAGCGACACAAGACGTTTGCGCGGTCGTCGGGCAACACCAACGCGATCAAGAACATGTTGTCAGAGGCGGTGACCAGCCTAAGCAAGGATGTCGAAGATCTCGATGCCGACCCTTTGACCGTGAACACCATGTCGGGCGTGTTGCGGTTCAAGGTGACCGATATGCGCGCCGACGGCGCGGGCAAGGTCGCGGAGGTCGATCTCCTGCCGCATGATCGCGAGATCCCCATTGGATCTGCGAACCGGTCTCAGTTCATCACAAAAATGATGCCAGTCGAGTATGACCCATCGGCGGAGTGCCCAAAGTTCCTGGCCTTCCTCGAGCGTGTTCTGCCAGATCCGGCGGAGCGGGCTTTTGTCCAGCGGTGGTTCGGGCTCAGCATGACCGCACTGCCGGTCCAGAAGTTCCTGTATTGCTACGGCATGGGCGCCAACGGGAAGTCGCTCTTGACCGGCCTGATGCGTCGGATGCTGGGCGATTACGCCACGATGGTCCGGATCGAGAGCCTGACCGGCAAGAACCGCAAATCGGGTTCTGACGCGACGCCAGACCTGATGCGTCTGATCGGTGCCCGCGCTGCGATCACGAATGAGCCGGAGGAAGGCGAACGCCTTCAGGAGCAGAAGGTGAAGGAAATGACCGGCGGCGATGAGATGCTGGTCCGCAACCTGCACTCCGACTTCGTGGCCTTCACGCCTTATTTCAAGCTGACCTTCACCGGGAACCACAAGCTCGATATCCGTGGCACGGATGACGGCATCTGGCGGCGCCCGATGCTGCTGTTCTTCGGTGTCCAGATCCCCGAATCCGAGCGCGATGAAAAGCTGGGGGACACCCTCTTCGAGGAAGAGCGTTCTGGCATCCTGAACTGGATGATCGATGGGTTGCTCGACTATCTGGAGCGCGGCTTACAGGAGCCGCTGTCCGTTCAGGAAGCGACCGAGGACTACCGCCGGGACAGCGATCCCGTTGGAGACTTCCTCGCGACCGCTTGCGAGATCGATGGCGGCTCCGACTTCCTGTCGGCCCGCGATCTGGTCGATGCGTGCTACCTGTATCTGCTCGAGAACACCGCACATGCCTGGCAGCCGGGCAACCTGCAGCGCAAGCTGAAGGAACGCTCGGGGAAATACGCCCATCCCATCACCGGCAAGACTTACACGCGCCACAAGCGCAACGGCACCTGGGGATATTCCGGCGTGCGATTGACCGATACCATGCGAGACCGCCTCGATGACGCGCCCCGCGATGCCAAGGGCCTGCCGCAGCTCCGAAAGGAGAGCGGCGGTTACTCCCCGTCTGGTGGATCCGACCCACTATGACGCGCAGGGCGGCATATCCCAGCGCTTCAGCCGCCCGCACCCCGCACCCCATCACCCAAATCCGAGATAATCCGGGGCAGATCGTCCAGTTCTGCCCCGGATCGGGGCGCGTTCTTTCGTTAGCGGCCATCTCGATAATCCCGTTCGTTCGGAGGATTAGACATAAATCGGGGCGCACGGGGCGCTTGGGGCAGAAATCTGCAAGGTACGCACGTGCGCGACCCTTCCGGGGTCTGGGGGTCGGTAGTCTTGCGCATAGGTCAGATATTTGCGCCCTATCTGCCCCGCGTGCCCCGCCACCATGTTTCCCGCCTTTCTTTCATAGGGTTACGGCTGCGTACTTCTCGGACGGGTTCTGCCCCATCATGCGCAGTTCTGCCCCCCCTGCCCCGCATCACTCCCCCCTAAAACAACATCTTGCCCCTCTCTCTTTCGAGGCAACAAAATCAAGTAAATCGAGGTCAGGTATGAGCACCAAAATTCAGAAAGCGCGCGAAACGAGCTGGGCTGAAGAGGCAATCGAGGCCGAACGGGTGAAGCCACCAGAGCGGTTTCGGTATGGAAGTGACGAAGCGGCTCGGATCGATGCTGTTCGGCATGCCGCCCGCAATCCGAAGTCATGCAGCCGCGAGATACCGGTCGCACCGGCGCGCGGTCCGGTCGCGGAGTTCCGTGAGACTGTCAGTCTGCCGAAGGGCGATGGCTTTCAACTGGCTGAGGCACCCTATCGCGCCGGGTGCCCCGGACGGGTGCGCGATGTCTTCGACATCATGACTGAACAAGCGATGCGGCGGCGTGGTGGTCGTGCGCCCTTCACTGCGGGTCAGGTTCAGATCGCGCGGGACTATAGGGCTCTCTTTGAGCGGGTGCAGAGCGCAGGAATGAAGTGCTCAGCTGACCTGAACGCGGTGCGGGGTGGCGATGGTGGCCGCGACTTCATGGACGTGTTCATCGCGGATTCGGAGCGGCTCAGGCGTCTCCAACGGGCCATCGGTGCGGGTGATGCTCTGGCGCCCCGGCGGGATGGAGCGCACAACATGGATCGCGGGACGCGGCGTTCTATCACGGATGCCCGTCTTGTAGAAATGGTGTGCGTTGGGCAAGAGCCGCTGAGCGCCGTTCTAAGGGCCCATGGCTGGGCTTTGGCCGGAAAAAACAGAAAGTGCCTGCACGACGCCCTGTGCGCCAGTCTGGAGCGTATGCGGTGCGGCTAAGAAGGCAGGCTACAAAATGTAGTTGACACTTAGTTCCTCCGAATGCGACAGGATATATATCATCATTAAATGCGCCCGCAGGGATTCCCTGTCGGGCGCTTTTGCATTGGGGAGATCGGAATGCTGATCGGCCACATCGAAGGTGCGACCCGGACAATCGGGAAGTCACAAGGCTATCTGGGCCTCCCAATACGCGACGAAACCTTGGACTGCGTAATCAACGGACAGGGAACGCCTGCCATGGTGACAGCGTGGCATCCGACACCTGATGAACTGCGGGCGCTGGTCAACGGCGCTCCGGTTCACGTTCGACTGCTCGGCCAATCGCACCCACCGATCATGGTGTCTGTTGGTCCGGAGCCGGATCCGGTCTGACCATGCCGCGTCTGACTTCGGTGCCCGCGAGAGTGGCGGGGCAAGCCTCACGCCTCGGCGTTGCGGATCGATCGGAAGCGGAGCGGCACCGGCAGCGCGACCAGATGCAGCCGTGGCGCGGCTGGTACAAGACGGCGCGGTGGCAGAAGCTCCGCAGGAAGGTGATCAAGCGGGACGGTTGCATCTGTCAGGAGACCGGCGTCCTGCTGGTCGGCGTCCATCCTGCACCTGACAGTCCAGTGGTGGACCACATTCGCCCCCATCGCGGCAATGCCAAGCTGTTCTGGGATGAGCGCAACCTGCAGACGGTATCGAAGGCCTACCATGACCGGGAGAAGCAGAGCCTCGAGGCTCGCGGTCTGAGCTGATGGTGGCCGATGAATGCCGGAAAGCGCTGCGAGAAATCAAAGCGAAATTGCGTCAGGCTGACGACCTGGCGGCAGATCTTCGTGACGCCGGGTTCAATGTCGCGATCGATTGGTGCGTGACGATCGGACCTAAGGAGCAACCGAGCAATGGGGGGGTGGGTCCAAACTCAGGCGGTCAGACCGCCTAGACCCGCGCCCCCCGCTTTGGGAGATTTTTTTCTTGCAAGACGAAAATTCGACATCACGTGATCTGTTTGGCAACGTCGTTTACGACGTGCCGCGGACACGCGGGCGGCCTCCGTTTGAGAGAACGGAGGAAAACGCCCATAAAGTCAGCATGTTGCTGGCTATGGGGTGGTCGAATTCGCGCATTGCATCCGTCATCCGCGATCCCCGCACGGGCAAACCCATCTCAGAGCCGACGCTCAAGCGGTATTTTAGATCCGAATTGCGAACTCGGGACGTGGCGCGGGATCAGCTTCGGGCCCGGCAGCTTCAGCAGGCCTACCAGGCTGCCGAGGGTGGGAATGTCGGCGCGATGCGATTCTTTGATCAGCTGGTTGAGAAGAACGACCTGATGCTGGCCGAAGCCCGGGTTGATCGCGCAGCAAACAAGCAGAGCGAACCCGCACCGAAACCCGAGCGTCTCGGCAAGAAGGAGATGGACAAGAAGGCCGCCCAGGCGGCTGAGCAGCGGTTGCTGGAGCAAATACAGGGTGAAGCGGATGCCGCTCGACGCCACTGAGAGCTTGCCTCTCTTCGCCTGCCCGGACTGGTGGGAACGGATCCAGCGCGGCGAGCCACCGATCGCCGACATCCCGATCAATGAGGAACGGGCTGCCAAAGCGCTTGCGTTCTTCAATCGGCTTCGTCTGCCGGATGTCGAAGGCAACCCGCCCTTGTCGGAGGCTTGCGGAGAATGGTTCCGCGACATCGTCGTGGCGTTTCTGGCCAGCGAAGACCCCGAGACGAGAGAGCGGCTGGTCTGGGAGCTGCTATGCTTGGTGCCGAAGAAGAGCTCCAAGTCCACCTACAGCGCCGCCCTCGGGATCACGGCGCTCTACATGGAGGAAACGCCGAACGGGCAGATGCTGTTGATTGGGCCCAGCCAAAACATTTCGGCACGGTGCTTCGACCAGGCGCAGGCCATGATCCGCCTCGACCCGGATCTCGATGACATCTTCCACATCACCGACAATCTGAAGTCGATCAAGCGCCGGAAGACCGGCACGGAACTGCAGGTCAAAACCTTCGATACGGGGATCATCACCGGGGAGATCCCGCTCCTGACGATCATCGACGAGCTGCATGAGCTTGGCAAAAAGCCAAAGGCGCAGAAAGTCATGCAGCAGATCCGAGGTGGCGGCATCACGATGAATGGCGGACAGGTGCTGTTTATCACGACGCAGTCGGACGAGCGTCCGGCGGGCATCTGGCGGGCGGAGTTGGACAAAGCGCGCAAGATCCGGGACGGCAAGGCGGGACCCCGTCCGATCATGTTGCCGGTCCTCTATGAGTTCCCGGTCGAGTTGCAGAAGAACGAAGACTACTGGCGAGATCAGAGGAACTGGCCTCTGGTGCTGCCAAACCTTCACAAGTCGATCTCCCTCGCCCGCCTCGTTGCGGACTATGAGAACAACGGTGCTACCTCGAAAGAGGCCGAACAGATCTGGGTCAGCCAGCATCTGAACATCGAAATCGGTGTCGGTCTGCACAACGACCGCTGGACCGGGGCGGACTTTTGGCAGGCCGCTTCTGAGCCGGGCCTGACACTCGAACGGATGCTAACGGAGTGCGAGGTCATCACGGCGGGCATTGATCCCGGCGGACAGGACGATCTGCTCGCGTTCTCACTGGTGGGCCGCATCACCGGCACCGATCGCTGGCTCAACTGGTCGAAGCTCTGGGCCGACAGGATCGTTCTAGAGCGGCGCAAGTCGATCGCATCTATCCTGGAAGACTTTGAGAAAGCGGGTGATCTGACGATGGTCCATGATCTTGAGGCTGAGGCCTATGCCGAAATTGCAGAGATCTGCACCCGCATTCGCGACCTTGGGCTGTTTCCAAAAACCAAGAAGATCGGGATCGATGCGGCCGGGGGCGGCGCGAACCTTGCTGTGGACGCGCTGGAAGGCGCCGACTTCGACGCAGGGGATGATCTGCAGGCAATCTCTCAGGGCTACAAGCTGAACAACATCGCAGGCACGGTTGCGGTCAAACTGAAAGGGCTGTCCTTCAGGCACGCGGGGCAGGACATCATGGCGTGGTGTGTTGAGAACACGCGCGTCTACCAGCGTGGCAATGCACAATACCCGTCCAAAGAAGAGAGCGGGGCTGGAAAGATCGACGGTCTGATGTCCACTTTGAACGCCTCTGAGCTGATGTCCTGGCATCCAAAGGCAGCAGGCTCAGGCCTCGATGATTTCCTCTCCAACCCGGTGCTGTGCGTATGATCCGGATGTTGCGAGCAGCCGTCCGGGGTGTTCGGGCCGAGTACATGGGGGTCGAGGGCCAATCGTTTCTCTCGGGCTCTGGCCCTTGGCCGCTGGGTGGCATGGTGTCACGCGCCGGGCCAACGGTCAGTGCCAAAACGTCCCTTGAGCATTCGGCTGTTTGGGGATGCGTCCGGAAAACTGCCGAGATGATCTCGACGCTGCCCGTTGATCTATTCCGGAAAAGTGCGAACGGCAGCCGCGACAAGATCGACAGCGATCTGGCGGAAATCATCAAGGAAAATCCGAACGCCGACCAGACCGCGCCCGAGTTCTGGGAAGGCATGGTCGCGCAAACGCTGCTGCAGGGGAACGCCTTCGCGGAGAAGCTCTATATCGGGAACCGCTTCGTCGGCCTGCGCCCAATGCTTGGCTGCAAGCCTGATCGACGGCCAGATCGCGCGTTTCAATACGTGGTCATTGACCGCGGCAAACGGGAGGTGCTTCCCGCCGAGAAGGTGTTCCATCTTCGGGGCTTTGGTGCTGGCGATGGCCTGGGCATGTCGGTTGTGCGATATGGCGCGAATTCGATCGGCGCAGCGCTGGCCGCTGATGAAACCGCCAGTAGCGTGTTTTCTAACAGTGCTATGCCCTCAGGGGTGATCCAGTCGGATCAGACCCTGAACGCTGGCCAGCGTAAGCAACTCGAGGCGATGCTGGCGACCTATTCCGGATCGCAACGCGCTGGCAAGCTGATGACGCTGGAAGCGGGCCTGAAGTTCCAGCAGCTGCAGATGAATCCGGAGGACGCGCAGCTGCTCGATACCCGCCGGTTCAGCGTCGAAGATATCTGCCGCTGGTTCGGAGTTCCACCAATCGTGATCGGCCACGCCTCGGAGGGGCAGACTATGTGGGGCTCCGGGGTCGAGGCGATCCTGCTCTCGTGGCTCACGCTCGGCATCAACCCGTTCCTGATCCGCCTGGAGCAGCGTCTGAAGAAAGATTTGATCCCGGTGCAAACCCGGCGCCGCGACTACTTCGAATACAATCGCGAGGCCATGATCCAGATGGACAGCAAGGCCAAGGGCGATCTGATGCTGAAGCTCGGCATGGGGGGCACGATGACGGCCAATGAGCGCCGGGCGCGTCTCAACCTGCCCCGCCATGACGACGCCAATGCCGACGCGCTGCTGATGCAGACAGCCATGTCCCCCATGGAACTTCTCGGAAAGGACCAATCATGAGCAAGCGTGATCTTCCCGCTGCCGTTGTCTCGACCCGCCCCGGCATCAAGTCGGATATTGCGGATGTCGCCCTGAAACGCTGGAACCCGGACATTCGCGCGGCGGAGGGGGCAGCCGATCAGGCGACCATCTCGATCCTCGAACCCATCGGAGAGGATATCTGGGGCGACGGCGTCAGCGCGCGCCGGATCGCCGCCGCACTGCGTTATATCGGCGAGCGGGACGTCGTGGTGACGATTAACTCGCCCGGCGGCAATTTCTTCGAGGGGCTGGCGATTTATAACCTGCTGGTCGAGCATCCGGGCGCGGTCAGCATCAAGATTGTCGGCCTTGCCGCCTCTGCCGCATCGGTCATCGCCATGGCCGGAGATGACATCCAGATCGCCCGGTCTGCGTTTCTGATGATCCACAACACATGGGTGGCGGCTGCCGGTGACCGCCACGCGCTCCGCGGTGTCGCAGACTGGCTGGAGCCGTTCGATCAGGCTGCTGTGGATGTGTATCACGCGCGATCCGGCGTCGATACGAAGACGATCGCCGCAATGCTCGACAAGGAAACATGGATCGCCGGGACCGATGCCGTCGATCAGGGCTTCGCGGACCGTCTGCTCGGCGATGCGGATGTCGCCAATGCCGCAGGAACCAGCTTGTACCAGACCGCGCAAGCCGCGCAGCAGAAGCTGGACATCTACCTCGCCCGGGGCGGGGCCACACGATCTGAGCGGCGCAAGCTCTGCGCCGCCATGAAAGGGGGCAAGCCGGACGCTGCCCCAACCGGCATGCCGCGCGCTGCCGCTACGGAGCTGGCGCGCAAAGCGCTGGAAACCCTGAACACTCTCTGAGGAGACAGTTATGTCAAAGATTATGATGCCCGTCATTTCGGTGGCGGCACTTGCCGCGGCGTGCCCGAATGCTCTGCGCGGTTCGGTCCGGATGGATGCCGGTGACAATCCCGAAGCCCTGCTGAAGGAGGTCAACCAACAACTTCAGACGCTGAACGGTGAGATCAAGAAGACCGCCGAACAGGCCCTGAAGGAATCGAAGGCCGCTGGTGATCTGTCGGCTGCGACGAAAGCCACCACTGATGAGCTGCTGGCCAGGCAATCCGCGACGATGAAGGCGGTCGATGACCTCAAGGCACTGGTCGAAGGCGTCGAGACAAAGACGCTGGAGATCTCGCAGCAGGTCGCGGCGGGTGGCGGGTCCTCCAAGTCGAGCGTCATGTCCCTCGGGCAGGCGGTGCTGGCCGAAGGCGCCGACCGGATCAAGACCTATAAGGGCGGCACGCTGTCTCTGACGATCCAGAACGCGGTCACGACCGCGTCGGGATCTGGTGGTGGTCTGATCTACCACGAAGAGGAGCGCGAGCCGGTGCGCATGCCCCGCCGTCGCTTGCTCGTGCGCAATCTGCTGATGCCGGGCCGGACCAATTCCGACCAGGTGCATTACCGCAAGCAGGTCCTGCGGACGAGCGGCGCCGGGATGGTCGCCGAGACCACACCCAGCGGGGCGTCCGAGTTCGGCTGGGACAAGGCGGTCGAGCGGGTCAAGAAGATCGCGACCCACACCAATATCAGCGAGGAAGCCCTCGCCGATGCCGACCAGCTGCAGTCCGAGATCGACGGCGAGCTGCGCTACCTGATCGACCTCGAAGAGGAAAAGCAGATCGTCGCCGGAGATGGCGTCGGCGAAAACCTGACCGGATTGCTCACCCAAGCCCCGGCCTTTGTCGCGGCCGCCGGACTGCCCAACGCCAACAGGATCGATCGTCTGCGCCTTGCCCTGTTGCAGGTTACGCTGGAAGACTACATGCCGGCGGAAATCCTGCTGAACCCGACCGACTGGGCGGCAATCGAACTGCAGAAGGTTGGCGGCACCGACGAACGCTATGTTTACGGCGATCCCGGCGCACAGGCGACGCCCCGGCTCTGGGGCAAGGACGTGGTCGAGACGAACACCATGTCTGTGGGCGAATGGTTGGTTGGCGATCTGGCCATGGCCGCAACCTATTACGACCGCTCCGAGACCGAAGTCCTGCTGTCGACCGAGCACGATCAGAACTTCATCGAGGACATGATCACCATGAAGGCGCGCAAGCGCGTGGCCATGGCGATCAAGCGCGCGCTGGCCATGGTGAAGGGCAACTTCACCTTCGTCTGATCAATCTGGCACCTGATGCTGATCTGAGGGCGTGCCTGCGGCGCGCCCTATTCCCATGGGAGTAATAGACATGTTTGTGAAATGCCTCTCGACCCGCCACACGGCGGTCGGCACCTTCCGCTTTGGGGTGGTGTATGAGATCGACCCGAAGGACCATAAGGTTCACAAAGCGATCAAACCCCTCCTCGAAGGCGACAGCCCGGCTCTGGAAGAAGTCTCGAAAGCTGCTGCCGGGAAGGCCCGCGTGACCCAGTTCACGCCGGAGGCTTCATCGCCTCGCCGCAGCCGACCGGCGGCAGATTTGCGCGGTGATGTGGCAAAACTGGAAGCCGCTCTGCAGGATTCGCAGGATAAGGAGGCGGCGGCGACTAAGCGGGCTACTGAGCTGGAAGCCGAGTTGAACGTCGCTCAGGACAAGGAAGCGACGGCCACAGCCCGGTCTGCTGAACTGGAGGCAGAGTTGAACGTCGCCCAGGACAAGGAAGCCGCCGCTGCGGAGCGCCTCGCCGAGTTGGAAGCAGAGCTCACCGCTCTCAAAGCTGCTCCCACCCCTGCCCCTGCCTCTGACGGGAAGGCCAAGGCGTGAGCCAGCTCACCCCCGCAGATCTCAAGCCGCATCTGATGCTGGCCTCGGATTACGCCGGGGATGATGTGCGGCTGCAGAACCTGATCGACGCCGCAGAGGCTCGCGTGAAGCGATACGTGCGGCGCGATCTCGATGCTGAGTACCCGCAAGGCTGGCCTCAGGACATCCTGCATGCCGTGAAGGTTGTTGTGGCGTTTCTCGATCAGAACCGGGAACCCGGTGAAGGCTACCACGCAAAGCACGGCTTGCCCGAAATGGTCGCGGATCTTCTGGCTGATGCGAGGAACCTGGCGGGATGACACGGCAAGCTGTGGCCCGCCTCGATCGGATGCTGACGTTCCAAAAGCGCGGGACCGGGAATGACGGCTATGGCAATCGGCGAACCGAATACGAGGCGCAGTTCGACGAGCCCGCAGCGCTGGCCTGGCGTCGGGGTGGAGAGGTGCAGCTGGCAGCACGCATGCAAGCCCGTCAGCCGGTCATTCTGACGGTTCGTCGCAATGCGCGCACAATGACAATCCGTCCGCATTGGCGCGCGGTTTGGGGAGACCAGAAATTCGACATCCGTGAACAACCCACCATCGCAGCGGACCGTCGCTATCTTGAGATGTTGGCAGAAGCCATGCCGCTGAACGGATGACGGGTCGATGATTGCTCCCGACGTTGCTCTGCAAACCGCGATCGAGTCAGCGGTGACTGCGGATGCAGAACTGATGACCCAGATCGCTTGGATCTATGATGAGGTCCCGGATGACCCGTATGCCGGCAAGACAGCTTATCTGTCGTTCGGCCCGTCCGATCTGCGGGATCAGAGTGCCGAATGCGTCCAGACCGAGGTCCATAATCTGCAGATCGATGTCTGGTCGAAGGCTGTTGGGCGGATCGAAGCTAAAGGCCTCACCCGGCGCGTGATTGACCTGATCCGGGGCGGTAGTCTCATCATGCCAGCACACCGTCTCGGTGAGACGGTGCTCGCCCTCCATCGGATCATCTCCGATCCGGATCCCGGCGTCACTCATGGCGTGGTCCAGTTCGACTTTCACATCGAAGTCGAGGAAGGCTGATGCCGTCGACGGCCACACTCCACCCGCGCATTCGGACTCAGCTGGAGCGCACGCCCGACATCGCGGTCGCGGCAGCTGCCGATGCGATGGAAAGAGGCGCCGAAGAGATCGTCGCCATGATGAAAACGCTTGCGCCGCATGATGACGGCGATCTTCGCGACAGCATCGGATGGACATGGGGCGATGAACCCAAGGGCAGCTTAAAGATCGGCACGATCCGCTCTGGCCGAAACGCAGGGCGTCAATTCGCCACTCTGAAAATCACCTTCTTCGTGGGCGCCTTCTACGCCCACATGGTCGAATTCGGAACGTCGCCGCACGCCCAGCCGAAGATGCGGCGCATCCATCCGGGCACGTCTGCCCAGCCGTTTTTCTACGCCGCCTGGCGGGCGAAAAAGGCCGGCTTCCGCCGCAAGATCCGCACAGCCGTACGCAAGGCCATCCGGGAGGCTCTCCGTGGTTAAAGTCATCATTCATCGCACCTGCAATGCGACCGACCCGAAACGCGGTGTGTCGCTGCGTCTGTCGCCCTCAGAAAAGCCCCAAAGCCTGCCCGCATGGGCAGCTGACCTCGCCGTCAAGTCCGGCGCGGCAGAGCGCATTCCGCTGACCCGTAAATCGCCCGCGAGGGCACAGACCAGGAAAGGTTCGTAATCATGGGAAACCCAACTCTCGCCTATCGGGGGGACATCCTTGTGATGGTCGCCTTCGATCCTGAAATCCCCAACGCATTCGTCAATTTCTGCGGAGCGACGGGGATTTCGCTGGAGATCACCAATGAAATCCTCTCCGAGAAGATTGGCGACTGCGAGGACTGGTCGGCATCGATCCAAACCATCAAGGCCTATGGCGCACAGGATTCGCGCGCTACGTTCAATGGTAAATGGGCGCAGCAGAACCATGGCAAGGTTCTGCGCTGGGTTCTCGATCAGAAAATGCTGCCGGTGCGGGTGCACTTCGTCACAGCGGGTGCGGGCGATGTCGAGTATATCGACGGGATTGCGCTCGCGACCTCGACCGAGCTTGGCGATATCGGCAATGTCGAGGGGAACTCGATCAGCCGGAACCTGTCGCTTGAGTTCAGCGGCAAACTGACCCTCACGGACAAGGCTGCCTGATGCAGCCCGCCGTGGTGACCTGGCCGGGGGGCGTTCACGCCATGTGTCTCCCCCTGGCTCAGCTTGAAGGGCTGCAGAAGAGCCTCGACACTGGCCCTGAATTTCTGCTGCACCGGTTGAGCCGGGGCGAGTGGCGCATTGGTGACCTCCTCGAAATCCTGCGCTGGGGTCTGATTGGCGGCGGCATGCCCCATGTCGAGGCCGATGCACTGATCCAGCGGATCAGCCGACAGCATCCCTATGCAAGTTTCAAAGCGCCCGCATTGGAGGTTTTGGCGCACGCGCTCTACGGGCCTGCTGATGACCCGGTGGGGGAGGATTTACCGGTGACGGCTCCGACACCGGATCAACAAAAAACGGGCGATGGCAATTCAGTGCCTTCTACCAGCTCGGAGGCCGATGCGGTGTCGGTCCCGGAGACGTCGGACGCATGAGCCTCTGGGAATTCTTTGCCTTCCTCGAGGGCGCCGGACCTGAGCACGGTATCAAGCCCTTGTCCGGACCGGGCGGCGCAATGAGCGAACAGCGGCTTCGTGAACTGGGTGTGGAGGGCTTTTGATGGCTGATGACAGCGATATGCTGATCTCAGCGGGGTTCTCGGTTTCCAAAATGGAGGCCGAGACCCGCAAGGTGATCGCGAAATACGAGGAAGCCGGTCGCCGGTCTGCGCAGAAATTCGACAGCGCCATGGCCCGGGTCTCGAAGAATGAGACCTTGAAAGCCACGGCACGGGAGATTGATCGGCTCGCCCGCAAATACGATCCGGCCTATGCCGCCAGTAAGAAATACCAGCGCGGCGTGACGGAGCTGAACCGCGCCCTCGAAATCGGCTCCATCACCACGAAACAATACGAGCAATCTCTTGAACGCCTCGTGATGGATCTGGAGCGCGGTGCGACCGGTTTGGGCAAGTTCGACCGCGCCATGAAGCAAAGCGGCGGCGCCTCCCGTCGCTATGGCGGCACGATGCAGCAGGTTGGCTTTCAGGTCGGGGATTTCGCCACGCAGGTCGGGGGCGGCACCTCGGCGATGATCGCCGCCGGTCAGCAGCTGCCGCAGCTTCTCGGTGCGTTCGGCGCTTTTGGGGCTCTCGCCGGTGCCGGCGTGGCGATTGCCTTTCCACTGATCAACGCGCTCTTGAACATGGGCGATGCGGCAGATGAAGCGGGGGACAAACTCGCCTCCATCGACGGGCTCGACCTGTCCGGCGCGAAAAGTGCGATTTCTGAACTGACCCGCCTGCAGCAGGCCTATCTCGAAGCGCTGAGCCTGTCGAAACGCCTGAGCGCCGAAGCCGCTGACGCTGCCGTCCTTTCCGCCGAACGCGAATACGAGGCACGGCTCGCTATTGTCGAGCTGGAGAAGATCCAGACAGACAACCGGCTGACAGCATTGCGGACGGAACTGGAGGCGCGCCGGGAGCAGATGCAAGCCGTGCAGGAAGAAGCAGGTAACGCCGCACGGCTGGCACAGCTTACTTTGGAGGACTCAAAGGGGATCAACGCAGACCCCCGCAAAGCAGCTCGAGCTGAAGAAGCGGCGGCCCAGGCGATGCTTGAAGCGGCGGATAATGCCTCGGAGTTGCGCGCCGAGATCCAGCAGATGACATCAGAGATCTCAGTCGCGGAACTCGCCTCGGAACAGCTTGGAGAAGCGCTGGCCCGGTCCTCGGATTTTGCAGAACTGACCGCGAGCTACATGCGGGATGGGAGTTTCTCTGCGGAGGCGCTGGCCGAATATACCGGCCTGTCCGCTTATCAGGCGCAATTGCTGGCCGACGCTTTGAACTCTGGCAAGGTCGAGGCCACGACCGTCGCGGCGGCGATGGAGGACGGCGCTATCTCCGCTGATGAACTTGGCTCGATGCTCGGTGTTGCCTTGAGCAACGCAGAAGGCATTGCGTCAACAGACATGGCGGGCATGATCTGGAACAGCGTTGATGCCGCAGCAGCCCTTGCCAGTGAACTTGGTGTCTCGCTGGAACGGGCCCAGGCGATGGCCAGCACCGTCAATGCTGCCACCAGCGGCGCTGTCGGAGGTCCTGATGCGGCCCGCTTCGGGGTAATGGACGCCCAAACGCGCGGTGTCGTATTCCAACGCAACTACGACTCTGCCAGCTCTTCAGGTAAACGGCGGCGCGGATCCGGCGGGTCCCGGCGCCGCCCGACCGGTGGAGGCGGTCGGGGACGTGCTGGCGGGATTGATCGTGAGGCGGCGCAGCGCGCGCGAGAGCTCGAAAAGATTAACGATGCTCTGGAAGAGGCCACGCAGCGATACGAAGATCAGATCGCCGAGCTGGGGAAAACGACATCCGAGATCGCCGCACAACGGGTCGAGCGAACCCTCCTGCGGCAGGCGGTCGAGGCCGGGATCGATGTTGACGCTCGATCGGCGGACGGTCAGCAAACCCTGCGGGAGCGGATCTCGGCAACGGCCTCGGAGGTCGGGCGGCTGGCGCAGGAGTACGAGGAGAGCCGGACCGCATCAAAGGCAACACAGAAGACAATCGACGGTCTCGCAAACAACCTCGCGGATGTCGCGACGGGGGCGCAGAGCCTGCGCGACGTGTTGAAGCAGGTTTGGGCACAGATTGCCCGGGACATCCTTGTCAGCAACGTCCGAAACGCGCTCTCCAGCGTTTTCAGCTTAGCAGGCGGCGTCGCGACGGGCAGTTCGTCTGGTGGAAACATTCTCAACACCTTTCTGGGTGGCCTCCTCGGCGGTGCGCGAGCGGTCGGCGGCCCGGTGGCTGCGGGGGTCCCCTATCTGGTCAACGAGAACACCCCGCGGTCCGAGGTCTTTGTCCCGTCCCGATGCGGCGCGGTGCTGAACGTCTCTCAGGCGCAAGCGGCGCTCGCGCGATCAGCGGGAGGGCGATCAGCCGGACCGGTCAACATCTCCCCTGCGACGACGATCGTGATCGAGGGGAGCGCCGATAAGGAAACGCTGGCGATCATGATGCGGGAGCTGCAGCGCCGCGACCGCGACTTCGCGAGCAATGTGCTCCAGGTGCAAAAATCAGCACAAGAGCGCGCTGGCTGATGGCGGTTGTGTCCTGGCCGAGCGAGCTGCTGCGCCATCTCGATGCGCAGTATTTCCCGCGCTTCTACAACCGGTCGGCAGGTCGGGCGCTGAACGGACGTGAACAGATCATTGGCACGGGCAATGCAATCTGGGATGTCATGCTGTCGATCCCGCGTGACTTCGACAGTCGCCGGGTGAAGCAGTTCGAGGCCGCCGTGGCCTCGATGAATGGCCGGGCTAACGTGACGGATTTCGCGATTTGCAGCCCGGACCGGTTCGATCATTCCGTCTCACCGTTGCAGACGCCGCACAGCGACGGGACATGGTTCGAGGACGGCTTTGGTTATGCGGAGGATAAGGGCGTCCATCCGGTGACCTTTACCGCCGATGCACCGGCAGGCTCCAACGTGTTGACGCAGGATCTGACAGATCCGGTCCGTCCGTCTCTCAGGGTCGGCGACGAATTCAGTCATCAGAAGTTTCTGCACCGGGTCACAGCGCACCTGTCGGGCGGGCGCATCCGGATCGAACCCTCCCTGCGGGTCGGGATTGCCGCCGGTGAGCCCGTCGCGGTCGATCCCCCGGTCATTCGTCTGCGCTTTGCCAGCGATGATGAAGGGCGCCGCACCCGCGAGTATCTCCGATATGGCGCGCCGGTCGATCTGCGCTTCGTCGAGGTGTTTGACCGGTGACCTTTACGCCCGACCAGGTGGCGCTGCTCGACGCGAACCGCGATCACGTCGAAGCGATCCGGCTGTTTGAGCTGGAGTTCGCCTCGGCCTCCTATCGGCTGGCCGAGAGCACCGCCCCTGTGGTGGCCGGTGGTCACACATGGCAGCCCGTGGGCGATTGGATCGAGGCCGCACCGGTGACCTCCAGTGATCCGCTCAAGGTCCGGCAGGCCGAGTATGTTGTCGGATCCTTTACGGACACGCTGATCCACGATGCGTTTCACAACCGGGCGGAATGGTATCAGGCTGATGTGCGGCAATACATGCTCCTGCGGCTGGATGGCGTGAGCGTCGGGGCACCCGTTCTGCTGCACCGTGGCCGGATCATGGATGTCGAGCCGTCGCGGTCCTTCGATCAGGAACGGATCGTCATCCGGGCCGAACCGCTTCTGGCGGAGCGGAACTGGACGCCGCTCGGACGCTATACCGACCGCGACCAGAAGGCGCGATCCGCAGGCGATCGGGGCTGCGAATATGTCGGGCAAATGCAGGACAAGGTGATTACGGGATGGCTGAAGGCCTGACGGAGTTCATCGCCCGGACGATCCATCTGCCGTTCGTCTGGGGTGTGCGCGATTGCACGCTCTGGGCTGCGGATTGGTGCGTCGAGGCGTTCGGGTTTGATCCGGCGGCGGATCTGCGTGGGTTCTATGCGACGGAGGAGGACGTGCAGGATCTAACCGGCGGGGATCTTGCGGGCTTCGTCGCGCCACGGATGGCGCGCCTGACCCGCGTCGATCAGGAGGCCTGCTGCGGCGACGTGGGAATTATCGATGTGTCCGGACAGCAGGTCGCCGCCATCCGGCGGGGCGCGTTCTGGCTGATCAAGACGGAACGCGGCGGGGCCGCGCTGCGGGCGCAGGCTGTCATGGCTTGGGGGTCCCCATGCCTGCGGTAGGTGGGATCATTGCGGGCTTTCTGGCGACGGGCGTTGGGGCAGCGGTCGCCACGACCGCCTTGAGCCTTGCCTTCAATGTGGTTGTCGCCAAACTGACGCAGCCAAAAGGCCCGAAGCCGCGCGATCTCCAGACCGAAGTCCGCCAGTCTGACGCCGATCGGCTGCGCCATTACGGTCGGGTTCGGGTGGCGGGCGTGCTGCACTTCTGGGAATGGCGCTATCGCGAAGATCGGCGCTGGCTTTACAAGCTTCTCGCGATCTCGACGGGCGGGATCGAGGCGGTCGACAAGATCTGGCTGAACAATCAGACCGTGACCCTCGACGGGAACAAGGTCGATGATGGCCCCTATAAGTACATCGCGAAGATCAATGTCCGGAATGGTCGGTCTGGGGCGGAATACGCCGGCGGCCAGCACGCGCAGCTGCTGAGGGATTACCCGGAGAGCTGGACGGCAAATCATCGGCTCGACGGCGTTGCCACGGTGCTGGCGCGCTTCCGGGCGGTGAAGGGCGAAGACATCGCCGAGGTCTATCCCGGCGGCGAGCCAAAGGTGACCGTTCTGGTTCGGGGCAGCCGGTGTTGGGACCCCCGCCTCGGGCCACGCTCGGACAGCACCACCATCTACACCGAGAACGTGGCTCTCCAGATCTGTGACTTCCTGTCGAATACCGGGTTCGGGCGCCTGTCCGTGACCGATCTCGACATCCCCGCGTTCACGCAAGCGGCCAATGACTGCGATGATCCTATCGCGCGCAAGGGCGGCGGGACATCGCCGCGCTTTGCGGGGGGTGGCAGTTACGCTCTGAATGAGCCTTTGAAAGATCCTCTGCAGCGGATGCTCGACGCCTGTGCCGGTCATCTCTACCTGACGCCCGCAGGCAAGATTGGCCTTCGTGTCGGCAAGTGGCGTGATCCGGTCCACACCATCGAAGAAGATCACATCGTCACGATCGAGGGCGGTGCGGGCAGCGGTGAATTCAACCGCGTGACCACGCTCGTTCCGGAATATGTCGAGCCCGGCCTCAATTATCAGACCACCACGGCAGAGGCTTGGGAGGACACCGATCTGATCGGGTTGATTGGCGAGGTGGAGCCGCGGGAACTGGACCTCCCCTGGGTGCAGGACTTTGCCCAGGCCCGGCGGCTGGCCAAAGACAAGCTCGCCCTTCTGAACCCCAAATGGCGGTTCAACATCACGCTTCGCTTCTGGGGTCTTCTGCTGCTCGGAGAGGAAAGCGTCTATCTGAACTATCCGCCCTTCGGGATCGTCAACGAGCCATTCTGGATCGAGAGCTGGTCCTTCTCGCCCGATGATGAGGACGGCGTCTGCCGCGTCACGCTGCGCCACGCAAATCGCGCCGCGCGTGAGGACTGGAACCCGGAGGTGGACGAAGGGAATGGTCCATCGACACCGGCGCCGGTTGCGGCTGGCACGGTCACGGTTCCCACGCCGGTGATCACCTCCGTCACCGTCGAGATGAGAACCATCGGCATCTTCACCAGCAGCGGAGTGATCCGCGCCGTGGCTGTGGTGAACCCCGGTTACTATCTGATCGGAGGCTACCGGCGCACAGGGGCAAGCAACTGGACAGAGCTGCGCGTGGATCAGGAGACCGGCGTGATGGAAACACCGATCCTCGAAGACCGCGCGTCCTATGACCTCCGCATGGGATACGCGACCGGCGGCTTCTTCAGCACCAACTCGATCCTGCCGTCGCTTATCCCGCAGGCCAGCAAGGCTTTCACCGAAGTGCCGGGTGTCGAGGTGAACGTCCCCCGGATGGCGCCTGATAATCCGTCAAATATCAGCTTTGTGGAGGCGGCAACGGATCTGGAGATCACCTTCCGCCCCGGCGTTGGACGGAATTTCTGGCGCACGAATGTGGTCGAAGGCAGCACGGCTGCGACGGGAGCCGTGGTGACGCGCAGCTATTCCACCGCCGAGAGCGTGACGGTCACCGTCCCGAAGACCGCCGGGGCGAGCTACTGGCTCACCTCCGAGTCCCCTGAAAGCCAGATCTCATCCGGGGTCGCTGTCACCACCCTGTGACACCCATCACCATGATTATTCGCAAAGGAGCGCCGCCATGTCCCTGACATCGGACGCCAATCAGACCTATGCGGCGAACGTCCCGCCGAAGAAGACTGATATCCTCAACCTGTTCAGTCAGATCGACACACGGTTCTCGACCGAACGGCAAGATCGCGAGCAAGCAATCAACGCTCTTGCGGCCAATCTGGGCGATGGTCGCATCCAGAGATTGACGACCGCAAATATCGGAGCGGTGACGCCAGCGACCGGGGTCGATGGGCTGATGGTTCTGACCTCCACCGATGCGAGCCTTTGGGCGCCGATGACGGCTGCTCCGGCCGAGCCCGACGACAGCACCAAAACCGATGCAACCGGGAAGTGGTGGAAGCGCGTCTTCTGGGCACAGGAGACGGCCGGAGATATCGCCGCCGAGATCGCAAACCGGATCGCCGAAGACACCGCGCTCGATGGGCAGATCCGGGCGGGGACGGCGCGCGGGCCGGGGCTGGTGCTCGACATCGAGGGCGGTCAGTTGTCGCTGGCGGGGCTGCCGATCAAGTCGGAGAGCTTCACCACCAAAGGCGCCGCGCCCCGGCTGGCGCTGACCGAGGCCACCGGCCTTGTGCCCGCCGAGACCGTGGCCTTTGGGCGCAGCTGGTCCGCCCGGCTGGGCGCCCACGCCCTCTGGCCCGTCTCGCCCGGCACCGCGTGGAACACTGGCGTCGGAGCGCTCACCCCGGCCAAAATGACGATGGCGCCCTCCGCCGCAGCCCCTCTGGCCATTGGGGACACGCCCCATGACCTGACCACCACCACCGGCGAGGACAAAGCCTCGCGCCACCTGACGCTCACGGATGTGGACTTCATTGCCGGGCAATGGGTGCAGATGGACACCGTGGTGACGATGACGGACGCGAAGGCGGTGGGGATGCGCTGCCTGACATCCGGCTTTACCAATCCCGAAGGGACGTCCGTTGACCGGGCCATCGTGATGGTCGATCCGGCCAGTGGCGACTTCGTGTCCGGCCCCCCGGGATTTGCGAGCATCCACATCCAGCCGCAGGTCACGCCGCTGGGCGGGGACAGCTACCACATCCGCTTCGCCTTCCGGGCCATCGGGTCCGGCACGGGGGGCTTTGCCCTGCAATTCGACCGAACCCTGCGGAACGATTATCGCGGCAACTTCCTTCTGGGGCAGACGCCCGCGACCGTGCATCACCTCTCGGTGCAGGTCACGCCCACCCCCTACGGCCCGCCCGTGGGGATTGTCGCCCCCGGCACTGACGTGGAGAGCGTGGACGCCCAGCTCGATCTGTCGGGCCTGAAGCTCGACGGGGATTTTGTCATCTCGGCGCTGCTCGACGTGGCCCCGGGCTTCGCAGCCGCCGATATCGGCAACCGCAACCTGCTGAAGCTCGGCGGCCAGAGCTTCAATCTCGGTACGGGGCTGCAGGTCTCGGGCCGCACGCCGCAGGTGATCGTGAATGACCAGAAGATCACCGTGCCGAACCTCTATTCCGGCCCCATCGATCTGGTGATCCATTATCTGGGCGGCACGCTCTCGATCGTGCTGGGGGGGCGGCTGGTCCACCAGAGCGCCCGGTCGATCCGACTGGCCGGGGATATGGGCACCCTGCGGATCTATCCCGGTGTGGGGCTCTCGCGCCTGCGTCTGGAGCGGACCCCCGCCCATATCGCCGCCTATCAGCGCGGATCCGATGCGCCCGCCGGCGGGCAGGCCGTGGAGGTGTTCGGCAGCGGATCGGGCACCCATATGACGGTGAATGCCGCAGGCGAGATCGGGGGCCGGTTCACCCGCGAGGTGCTGCGCGACATTCTCTGGGCCGAGCGGTTCCGCACCGGCATTCCCGAGAGCGCCATGGCGATCACACCGCGCACCGATGGCGCGGTCGATTTCCTCGACGCCACCTGGAGCGAGATCCACCGCGCCTTCCGCAAGCTGCCGGGCGGTCTGCCCACCATCACCCAGCCCGGGGCGCGGCCCCTCTCCCTGATCCTCGCCCGGGGGCAGTCGCTGGCCTTCGGCTACCCCTATGGCAACCCGGTCTATTGGCCCGCCACGCCCTTCTTCGTCGATATCGACGGCAATGGCGCGAACTCCGTCTTCGGCAACTCCTCCTATGGCGGGATCTCGTCGGGCCTGATCTCTCCCCAGATCAGCCCCGCCCGCATGGGGGTCGCCTATCCCTTCACCCACCGCTACGTGCGCGAGATGGCGCAGATCGACCCGAAGTTCCCGACGGTCATCTCCCGCACCGTGGCCCAGTCCGGGGCGTCGATCGAGGAGCTCTGGGCGAGCTTCATGGCCGACCCCTCGACCAGCATCCAGTGGCAGCACGTTCTCAACACCTTCGAAAGCGCCCGCGCCGCCGCCGACCGCTTCGGCTTCACCCTCGACATGCCCGTCTTCATCTGGATGCAGGGGCATGCGAACCGGTCGGATCTCCCGTCCGCATATCTGGCGAAGCTCGCGCAGGCGCGGAATGTGGATCTGCGCGGGCTGCTCGACACCTATATGGACGATCCCGCCGACCCGCTCTGGGTCATGGTCCAGAGCGGAGGCGCGACCGAGAGCTCGGCTCTGGATATGCACTACCAGGTGAAACTGGCGCAGATCCGCTATGGGACCGAAACGCCCAACACGGTGCTCGCCACGTCGCTGGCCAATCACCGCATCACGCTGGCCGATGACAACGTCCACCCCGACGCGGTCAGCACCACATGGTTCTCGGAGATGTGCGCCGAGGCGGCCCGCGCGGTGCAGCAGGGCGAGAAGTGGAATATCGGCAAACCCGAGGTCACCCTCTCGGGCAATCAGCTGGTGGTCGATTATGACGGCTGGCTCCGCCCGGACGAGCGCCTGATCATTGCCCCCGATCCCTATGGCGGGATCGGCATCAACGAGGGCATGGGCTTTGAGATCGTCCCGATCCTCGACAGCAGCACCGAGCACCTGCCGGCGCGCTACAGCCTGCCCCCCGGCACGGCGCCCGCGCAGGTGACGAATGTTGCCGTCGCGCCTTCGGGCCGGGCCTATATCCTCACCCTCGACCAGCTGCCCACCGGCCCCTTTGCGCTCTTCCACGCCTGGCAGCGCGCCAATCTCAAGGGCACGGCCAGCCCCAACTGGTGCGCCCACCGCACCCGCCTGCGCACCGACTGGCGCAAGCCCTCGATGATCCTGCCGGATGTCGATCTGGAGCGGTGGCTGCCCTCGGACATCATCGACAGCACGGAGTTCCTCACATGATCCGATCCCAACCGACGGCGGCGGAGATGGCAGCGAAGGGCAAAGCCGAAGCCGAAGCCACGCAGCGGGCCGACGCCGCGCGCGATCCCGGGCGCCGGCCGGTCGAGCGGCGGGGGTTTGCGCTCAGGGGGACGCTGGTCTTTGCGGGCCAGTCCTACGCCGCGGGCGACCAGATCCCGCTCGGGCCGGATGATCACGCCTTCCTGCAGTCGATCGGCACGATCGGGGAGGACTGGGACGCGGGCGCGGTGATCTCTGACGCAGAGGAGAGCCAGCCATGACCGCCCTGCGCTTGCCCTACCAGATCAGCAACCCGCTCTCGGGCTCTGCGGATATCCTCGACCGCATCCGCTCCACCTTTGGCGCGGATCTCGATGGCATCTACGCCCCCTCGGGCGCGCTGGCCTCGCAGGATGGCACCCGCCTAAAGCCGCTGATCCGCAAGGTCGACGCGTATGGCAACAGCGCGCCGCTTATCGCCACGGGCGGGACCTTCTTCCCCACCCATTACGATCTGCCGACGCTGAACGACGTCCTGACCATCAACCAGCCCATGGCGAACCTGACCGACTACTCGGTGGGGCTGCTGATCCACTGCTCGGAGGCGTTCCTGCGTCCGCTCGACGAAGACGGCAACATCGATGAGGACGCGCAATACACCTCGTCTGTCATCAACCCGCCCGCCATCAGCCTCTATGTGCGCAAGGGCCTCCACCACATGACGTTCTTCAGCGCCACGCCGTTCTTCTACGAGGACACCCTGACGCTGGCCGAACGGACGCGCCTGCGGATCACCGAAGGCGGCTGGTACACCCTGCAGGCCACCCGCCGCGCCGACGGCACCGCGACGCTGAAGATCAACGACCGCGACCCGGTCAGCTTCTTCATCGGTGATGCGCCGCTCTCCAGCGACCCGATCACCATCAACGCCGCAAACGGGCGCTTCGCAGCCCTCCTGCTGACCGCCGGCGGTCTCGCCGACACCCCCGCCCGCGCCGCGCTCTGGGAGGAATACTGCCAGCACGCCAGAGATTTCCTGCCAGAAGGGTGAGCCTATGCCTGCCGGTGAACTGATCGCGACGTGGATCTCCTCGTCGCTTGTGTCTGTCTCGAAGCTGATCGCGGCTCTGAGTGCGATCTCGGCCTCGCTGTTCCTGATCGCGCGCCCGCATCTTGAAGGGTATCTGGTCGCGGTGATGGAGCGCGCCAATCACGAATTGGCCGAGCGCATCGAGGTGTTGTCGGATCAGGTTGGCGTGCTCGCCGATCGCGTCGAGCAGATGCAGCCCCGGGAGCTGGTGGATTTCCGGGGCAATCCGGTGCTCGCGTTGCCGGGGCCGTTCGCGCCGGGATCATCGGTGCCGTTGGTCTACGTGATGCGGAAGAACGCACCCTGTGACGCGATCGTCACGGCGCAGTTCATCTCCTCACGCACCCTGCGGCTGGACCCCAGCCTGACCTACACGACCCCCGCCCAACGGGCGCCGGTCACGGATGAATTCAGCGCGTTCACCGTCGAGGTTGCTCTTCCCGAGGACATGCGGGCGGGAGATTACAGCTATCTCCCGCAGATCGATCCCGTCGATTGCCCCGGCTTCTCCCGGTTCTCGGTGCCGCCGAGCCCCGTCTTTGAGGTTCGCGCGGAGTAAGCGCCCCGCTGCGCCTCCGCATCTGACCCTCCCTCTTCGCTCTCAACATTGGAGATATCCATGCAGATCGATGCTGCCTTCCTCGCCGCGATCCGGCGATCCAAACCGCCTGCCCATAACACGAGGCCCGTGCTCGCCGCTCTGGCGGCCCATGCCGTGGATATGGGCCTGCGCAAGCCGCGTCGGCTGGCGCACTTCCTGAGCCAGCTGGCGCACGAGTCGCAGGGCTTCATCTACGATCAGGAGATCTGGGGGCCGACGGCAGCGCAGCGCCGCTATGAAGGGCGCCTCGATCTGGGCAACACCCAGCCCGGCGATGGCAAGCGCTTCAAGGGGCGCGGTCCGATCCAGATAACCGGGCGTGGCAACTATCGCCGCTTCACCCTCTGGTGTTCGGCGCTGAACCCTCTGGCGCCTGACTTCGAGCGCGACCCGGATGCGGTGAACAGCGACCCGTGGGAGGGGCTCACGGCGATCTGGTATTGGGACACCGGCAACCCGACCGGGCGTTCGCTGAACCGCTACGCCGATGACAACGACATCGAGATGGTCACGCGCCGGATCAACGGTGGCCTGAATGGCTATGAAGACCGGCTCGAGTGCTATGACCGCACCGCACTCCTGATGCTCGGGTTCCGTGCAGACGACGTGATCGGGTTCCAGCGCCACGCCGGGATCCGGGCGGACGGGCTGAGCGGCCCGCAGACCCGTGGCGCGCTCCATGCTGCGCTGTTGAACGCAGCCGATGTCACCTTCGCAGGCGAGACAACCCCCGAGCCCGATCTCGATCTCGATCTCGATCTCGATCTCGATCTGATCGCCCGGCTGCGCACCGATCTGGCCCAGATGGCCGAGCAGCTCGCCCACATCCGCGCAACCCTGGAGGACGCCGCATGACCCCGAACACCGACCTGCCCATCCTGAACCCGCTCAAAGCCCGCAGCACCGTGGCCGCTCTGGTCACTGTCGGGGCCATCGTCCTGCCCGAAGTCTTCGGCGATATCGATCCGGAGGCCGTAGGAGATACCGCCATGCAGCTGGCAGAGGCCGTCGCCAATATCGTCTCGATCGCGGGCATGGTCTGGTTCTGGTTCGAGCGCCGCGCGCCGCACCGCCGTCTGGGCTTTGGAAAATGACCCGGATCTACATCGCCGCAGGGCTTCTGACCCTGATCGCCGCCCTTGGCCTCACCGCCTACGGCTGGGGGCGGGCCGACAAGGGTGCCGCCATCCAGACCGACCGGGCCGCCCGGCAGATCGACGCCCTCCGGCACGCAAAGGAGATCGAAGATGAAATACGTGATCGCACTGATGATGCTCTTGTGGATGGCCTCCTGCGCCCCAAAGCCCGGCCTGAGTGACGGCGACTTCTGCACGCTGGCAGAGCCACTACAGACCGACAGCGCGGATCTGGCGAGACGGATCGTCGCTGAGGATCGCGCGCTCGCGGTTGGGCTGAACCGGCACAATGGGTTAGTGGAGGGGTGTGGGCAGTAGCAACACCGGGTGAACACGTCCCCGTCTGTTGCTGCATCCCTCGCAAGCGCCGCGAGTGTGCGGTCCGCTCAAGCCACAATTCACCCCTCATATGTAAGTTAGGCAGCAGTCTTTGTCTGGACTGCGGGCATCTCTGCCTGTCGCCGCAGCTTCTCAGTCGTCGCTTCGATCACCCACGCACGAGCAGGAGGGGGCGGGAAGCAGAAGTTCGCTGCAAGTGGAAGCCAATGTCTGCTTGTTCATGTTGCTCTCGTATCCAAGTGCAAAAACCCTGTGGAAACTGAATTCCTTTTTGCCTAGGCTTTCTTCTTGTAGATGACGCTCCCTCAACTTGTTCCAATTCGGAAGAATAAAGATGACTGAAGATGCACTTCTTGAAACGGACATTAATGAGGACTTGGACGATCTAGAGCACGTCGACAACTGGGCGGACGGCGCAGCCCTATGGTCGACTGACTGGACTGCCGAAACTGTGCTATCTCAACTTAACAGAGGCAACATTGATCTTAACCCTTCTTTCCAGCGACGTTCCGCGTGGTCGGAGAACAAGCAGAGCTTGTTCGTGGAATCCTTGATACTTGGGCTCCCCATTCCACAGCTCATTTTGGCCGAGGACAAGCGTAAGAAGGGCTCTTATATTGTAATTGATGGGAAGCAACGGCTTCTCGCAATTCGCAGGTTTGCATCAGAAGGGGATGAAAGCGACTTCAAGCCGCTAAAGCTGAAGGACTTGAATGAACGAAGCGACCTTAACAAAAAAATGTACAAAGATCTTCTCGATGATGAAGATCTTTCCGAGGATCTTGCTGCATTTCAAAATTCAAGCATCAGAACGATCGTCATTCGCAACTGGAAGAGTGAAGCATACCTTTGGGAAGTTTTCCTTCGGATCAATACGGGTAGCGTTCAACTTTCCCCCCAAGAATTGCGTCAGGCCTTGCATCCCGGTCCCTTTTCGAACTTCGTAGACGATGCTTCTGCCGAATCTATCGGTTTGCGGACAGCATTGAAGCTAAAAGAACCAGATTTTCGAATGAGGGATGCAGAAGTACTTCTACGATATTTAGCATACAAAAACTTTGCTTCGGAATACGCTGGAAATTTGAAACTGTTCCTTGACGACACAACTCTGCGATTCAATGAATCTTGGGAGCAAAGTCAACAGATGCTCGAGGAACAAGTCCAAGCGATGGAGGACGCTTTTTCCTTTACTGAGGATGTTTTTGGAGGCGCGAACTACCTTCGAAAATGGAATGGCGAGAAATTTGAGCCACGGAAGAACCGAGCGGTTTTTGACATTATGTTACATTTCTTCGGCGACCCGAAATTGCGTGCTGCCTTGGACGGAAAGAGTGGTGAGATCGTATCTGAGTTCAAACGTCTATGCGAGCAAGACCCAGATTTCTTGGCGTCGATCGAACGAACTACCAAAACCAACGAAGCGAACAACAACCGATTCAATAAATGGGCCGAAGTACTTTCCCAGATTTCTGGATTAAACGTGCCGACAATTGATTTTGGAGTATGA